GTGGAGGAACGTGAAAACATTCGTGAGAGGCTTAAAAAGCACAAGCTGTCTTACGTCTGGTTGATTGGTCAGCTTGCCTTGCGGGGTATTGTGACTGATAAGACAGAGATGAGTTCAGTAATTTCGGGAACCAGAAACGGTACTAAAGCGGACGCAATCATTGAATTGTCCATAGATATTCTGGACAAGTATGAGAATGGTTCCGTCCTCGTTGATGGGGCTTAATGCTTCGCACATTAGAAGGAAGCGCACTTTGTTCTGTCCTTGCTGACAGGGTGAAGGAATACTTCAAAGATGAGGAAAACCGCAAGAAGTTTGAAATCTGGTATCAAGAAAAATACGGTAAGCCGTACAAGTGGAGGAAAACACAATGAAAGTAAAAAGAATGATTAAGTCTGACGTTGATACTTTTAAGGTTGGAGATATTATCAAGGTCAAACTCACGGACGGTGTGAAGGTGCAGGCTATGGCTATGCAGCAGGAAGAGGACGGCATGATTTTCTGCCTGGTTGATTGCCTGCCTGGTGAGTACCCGATGAACAGTACCCGTACCAATGAAGGAGGTTACGAAGAGAGTGACCTGCGTAAAAAGCTGAATGGTGAGATTCTGAATCTCTTCCCGGTTGAACTCACGGATATGATGACTCCGTTCGACAACGGTGACCTGCTCCGTCTGCCGACTGAGAAAGAGATTTTCGGAGAGAACTACTACGGTGAGTATGAAAGCCCGTATGTGAAGCAGTGGAAGCCCATGAAGAAACGCAGAAACCGTATGGCGTTTGATGGCAGTAAGGATGAGAACTTACAGTGGTACTGGCTGATGAACAAGGTCAGAGAATCCGCCGCTGACTTCGCTTTTGTGAGCTACCACGGGAATGCGGGCTATAACAGCGCTTCTGCCTCTCTTGGCGTTCGCCCCGCTTTCAAAATCAAGAATCGTTAATCTGCACCTCCTTGTGAGGTGCAGTGGGAGCAGAAGCCTATGAAGCAAGTGAACAAAACAATGGGAAACCACTTTGAAGAGGAACTGTGTGAACTTCTGGCAGAGCAAGGTTTCTGGGCGCACAATCTGGCACAAAACCAGGTAGGACAACCCTCAGACGTGCTTGCGGTTCGGGACAACATAGCAGTCTTGATTGACTGCAAGGTATGTTCCAACAACCGCTTCCCGTTATCCCGGATTGAACCAAACCAGGAAGCAGCTATGACCATGTGGGAAGCCCAGGGCAATGAGCATTGCTACTTCGCTATGAAGCTGAATGACGGACAGATTTATATGATTCACTTCGATGAGTTATGTCTACGGCAGCTTTACGGGCAGGGCAGTATTACTGAGTCAGAGTTTCCAGAGTACAAGACCTTTCAAGAGTGGTTGGAGGAAATGGATGTTTATAGAAATCGGGAGCCGATTGAAAATCCTTGACCCCTCACCCGAACTGATTAAGTGGTGTAAAGAGAATCTGGAAATGACAAACCCAGAGTATCAGCAAAAAGCACGAATGCACCTGTGGCTTGGGAATACCCCACGAACGCTTTATCTCTATGAGGTGAACGGAAATAGCTTGATTCTCCCATTCGGGTGTCTGAGAGCAATCCTGCCGCTTCTGGAAGGAGATGTAAGGAAGCTGTTCAAAGAGCCGAAGAAGGTTGACTACGGCGGCAAGGTTCCGCTGTATGACTACCAGGAAGAAGCAGTTGCGGCAATGCTGATAAACCACTACGGCATTTTACAATCCCCTGCCGGGTCTGGTAAGACCCAGATGGGAATTGCCCTGGCGTGTGCGTTAGGGGTAAAAACCCTCTGGCTGACACATACCAAAGACCTGCTGACGCAGAGCAAGAGCCGTGCAGAACAGTATGTTGATTCAGAACTACTGGGAACGATAACCGAAGGAAAGGTTAATATCGGCAAGGCTATGACCTTCGCCACAATCCAGACCATGTGCAAATTGGACTTAGACCAATATAGAGATGAGTGGGACTGCGTGATTGTGGACGAGTGTCACAGAGTAAGCGGTACACCTACAGCGGTAACCCAATTCTCAAAGGTACTGAATACGCTGTGTGCCAGACATAAGTTCGGGCTGTCAGCAACCGTCCATCGTTCGGACGGCATGATAAAAGCAACCTACGCAATGTTGGGTCAAGTAGTATGGACTGTTCCAGATGAAGCAGTGAAGTCCAGGGTTATGACAGTAAGTGTCCTGCCGAAAGGTACGAACGTGAAGCTGAGTCCTGCTTATCTGAACAGTGATGGCACAATTAACTACTGCAAAATGATTACCTATCTCACAGAATGTGAGAGCCGAAACAAGATTATTCTTGATGACTTAGTTGAGAACCGTGAGCATTTCAATCTGATTCTATCAGAAAGGGTTGACCATCTTAAATACCTGTATGAGCAGTTACCTTTGAAGTTAAGAGCGCAGGCAGCGGTGATAGATGGAAAGATGACCAGTAAGAAGCGGAAAGCTGAACGGGAACAGGCTATTGAGGATATGAGGACTGGCAAGAAACGGTATCTGTTTGCAACATATTCCCTGGCAAAAGAAGGTCTGGACATTCCCAGACTGGACAGATTGTACTTAACAACCCCCCAGAAAGACTACGCAGTGATAGTTCAGAGTGTAGGACGTATTGCCCGAACCTTTGACGGTAAGGAGCAGCCAATAGCTTATGACTATGTGGACTGCATACGGTCATTGCAGAAATCTTTCAAACAACGCTGCACCAGTTACAGGAAGTGCGGGTGCGAATTTATAGGAGATTGACATGAAGAATAAAGTTCTGAAAACAATCGGATATATCGTAGGCATAACGTGGCTGTTCACTGCCTGCGCTCTGGATGATGAAGTCTACGGAATGACAATGCTCTTCATCAATGTTCTGTGCATGGCATACCTGGCACTGTTCTCCTGGGCAAATAACTGGTGGTATGACTTGGAGGACTACGAAGATGAAGATGACGAAGAGTGTGAAGAACCACTTCACTACGGCTCAACTTCTTCTGACAGGCGTAGAAGAGAGTATGGGAGTCGAACCCGACAAGTGGGGCATAATTCCTCCCGAACACTCCAAAGCGTCAATGATTCGCCGCTGCGTACAGGCAAGACAAGAAATTTTGCAGGTACAAAAGGCTCTGGAAGAAGGGCGGTGTAACGATGGTTGAGGGAACCTACATATTCGACTGTGAGGTATTTGCCCATGACTGGCTGTTTGTATTCAAAGAAGTAGCCACGGGAGAGTACACGGTTATCTGGAATGACAATGATGAAGTTCTGGCTTTCATGGAGCGTAACCCGTATCTGGGTGGCTTCAACAACAAGCACTACGATAATCATATACTCAAGGCAGTTATGTGTGGGTTCACCCCAGAACAGGTGAAGGAGATAAATGACCTCATCATCGTTCACGAATTAAACGGGTGGGACATTCCCGCTCTGAGAGAGTACCGGGTCTATTTTGACAGTTTCGACCTCAAGGATGATTGCCAGGACGGTGTATCCCTTAAAGGGATTGAAGCCCACCTGGGTATCCCGATTGAGGAAACAGAGGTTGATTTCAATGTTGACCACGTTCTCTCTGAATCAGAAAAGGCACAGACTACTTACTACTGTAAGTATGATGTGGACGCAACGGAGATTCTTTTCAAGTTGCGGCAAGGTTATCTGGATAATAAAGCGGCTGTAGGCAGGAAGCGTGGTCTGACAGACAGGCAGGCTATGTATATGACCAATGCCAAACTGACAAGCGTGTACCTGCAAGCCCAGAAACCAGAGAAACCATGGACAGACGAAAGAGATTATCAGTACCCGGACAAGCTGCTCAGACAGTATATTCCGCAGGAAGTATTTGACTTCTTTGATAAGCTGCATGACCCGAACATTCCGAACTACCTTCTGTTTGGTGGCTACGATGAGCAGGGTGTGAAGCACAAGGGAGCCGCCCTGGACTTCTCTATTGGTGAGTGTAAATGCACGATAGCCTACGGAGGTATCCACGGTGCAATTCCTACTTATGTTGAAGAAGCTACTGAGGGCAGGTCAATCCGAAACAAAGACGTGGCAAGTTATTATCCGCACTTGATGACCATTCCTCTCTCAAAGGGACAGAAATACGGCTTCTGTAGCCGCAATATCCCATCCCCGCAGGTATATGTAGATACCCTGGAAGAAAGAGTACAGGCGAAGAAAGCCGGGGATAAGGTCACGGCAAACGCTTTGAAACTGGTACTGAACACCACCTACGGAACCATGCTTAACGGTAAAGATGGCGTGGCTTTCAATGACCTGTATGACCCTCTGATGGGACGTTCAGTTTGTATCACAGGACAGCTTCTCCTACTGGAACTGTCAATGCACTTGGTCAGTGAGTGTCCGACTCTGAAAATCATTCAGCTTAACACGGATGGTATTATGGTGAGTTTCGACAACTCCGATGAAGCAAAATGGCAGGAAATTACCCAGGAATGGCAGGACAGAACCGGGTTTGAACTGGAAGAGGATTTCATTCAGAAAATCGTGCAGCGAGATGTAAACAACTACGTTGAGGTTCCTGTGGGTGACGGCAAGCCGAAGGTCAAGGGCGGCGCACTGGTTAGAGGTATTCTGACCAATGCAAACATTGACTTCACCAAAATGGGACTCCCTGCTTGGGAGAACATGAGCGGTGGTGCATGGAATATCAACAACAATGCGGTTATAGTCGCACGGGCAATCCAGGATTACTTTGTAAAGGGTGTAGACCCAGAAGAAACGATAATGGCAAGTAAGAATATCCTGGACTTCCAGGTGATTGCAAAGGTTGGAGGTAAATATTCCGGGTGCTATCAAATGGTGGGTGAAGATAAGGTTCCCGTACAGAAAGTCAACAGAGTATATGCCACGGCAGACAGACGGTATGGAACCATCTACAAGACCCACGCTGTAACAGGCAAGGACGCAAAGGTTCCCAGTCTGCCAGTACACTGCATGGTAGACAACAACAATGAGTTGGCTATTGATGTGGTAGACCGTAACTGGTATCTGAAACTGGCACAGAAGAATATCCGTGAGTTCCTGGGTGTGAAACCACCCCGGAAGAATACAAGGAGAATCAATTCCTTGAAAAAGAAATCTTTAGCATTATTCGATTAAGGAGGATAAGACAATGGAAGAAAAAAAAATTAGCAAGGTTGAGTTCGATGAAGCGGTGAAGCAGGCAATTCACGAACAGGTCAATGACCCGAACATTGAGGGTATGGGCAAATTGCTCATTCCGATGATGGGTATGCTGTTCGCAACCAAAGTAAAAGAGATTCTGTTCGGTAAGGAGGACTAAGATTATGAAATTCAGTGAAGCTAAAAAGGCACTCAAGGCAGGCAAGAAGATTAAGTTACCTAAGTGGGAGAAAGCCTACTGGTACATGAACCAGGACGGTGAACTCATCAACCATTTTGAGGGAGGTGAGGAACTTCCGACTATCGCACTCTTCCCCCGTGACATGATTTGGGTCACCCGTGATGACTGGGAAATCGTACATGAGGATGAGCCGAAGAACGTCAACGAACCTGCGGGAGAGATGAAGAAACTGCGTAATTTCGGATGGGCGATTGCTGCTCTCAAGAAGGGCAAGAAGGTAGCCCGTAAGAACTGGAACGGCAAGGGTATGTTCCTCTTCCTGGCACACAGCATGGATATTACCACGGACGCTGACCTTTCTTGTGTGAAAGACCTTGAAGGTGACCTGGTATCCCCGTCCATCGTTATGAAAACCGCTGATGACCGTTTCTGCGTTGGTTGGCTTGCAAGTCAGACGGATATGCTTGCGGATGATTGGTACGAAGTTCAGTAAAGATAAGGAGGACATTAGCAATGGCTAATATTTACGAAGCAATGAACGTGCGCCAGAAGTTGGCGAAAGCAAGACTGTACTTTCTGAATCAGAAGGTACAGAAGTCAGGCAAGAATATGCACCTTGAGTTCAAGTATTTTGAGTTGGAGGACATTGTGCCGCCTGCAACCCGTATCTTCGCCCGTGTGGGTCTTACCACGGAGATTGATTTCACGGATGAGGGTGCTGTGATGAAGGTCTACAACGTGGACAACATTGAGGAAGCACCTATGCAGTTCCGTGTTCCGTACCGTGAGGTGAAGCCGATTGTGAGCAATGCAGGCAAGGAAGTCACCAACCCTATGCAGGCTCTTGGCTCTTCCATCACCTACCTGCGCCGTTACCTTTGGATGGCGGTTCTGGATATTACTGAACCAGATGACATTGACGCAAACCTTGGTTCTGATGACCAGGTAGAAGATGAAGAGATTCCTGCTCCGAACCCGGAAACGGCTAAGAAGGAGAAGAAAAAGAAGTCTGCTGCACCTGCTACTCCGAAGGAGCGTGAGAAAGCGAAGAAGGAAATGACGGGTACTGATGGACAGGCTGATGAGTTGCAGATTAAGGCACTCAAGGAAGCCTGCAAGACTCTGATGGACAAGGATTCCGACCAGGAAGAGTTTGTTCAGCAGATTGCCATGAAAACCAATGGCTTCACCAATGTCACCCGTGCAGCGTGTGAGCAGCTTATTCAGAACCTTGGTGAGATGATTGCCGCCTACGGTGAGTAAGGAGGGCTGAGTCATGGCTGACAATGTAAACCATCCCGCTCATTATGAAACCGGGAAGTTTGAGTGCATTAACGTTATGGTGGAAACCCAGGGAGTAGAAGCCACGCAGGACTTCTGCGTGTGCAACGCTCTCAAGTACGTCTACAGGCACAAGAAGAAAAACGGCATGGAGGATTTGCAGAAAGCAATCTGGTATTTGAACAAAGCCGTTGAGTTGGAGGAAGCAAAGAATGACAAAACGACAAATCATTAAGTGGTTGGAGTCGCAGAGCGAAAAGGCATTAGCCGAAGTAGAAACCCAGAGTGAAAAGGCTCTCAACACTTACTATGCAGACAGGAATGAGAAAATCGGTCTGGACGTTACGGCAACCGCTATTTCGGCTCTCATGCAGCAGGCTTATAGTCTGACTGAATCCTTCAAAGAGAAGGTGAAATCTGAATATCCGGGTACTGATACCCTCTGCGGATATTACGGCTCTATCTCCTACAAACTGGCAAATATGAGTTCTCAAGCTGAAATTCGTTCCTGTTTGCTTAAAGAGTTTGAGGACGGAAGAACGGAAATCAGAAAGGGTATCAAAGCCCGAAAGAATGAAATGATTAAGGGTATCACTGACAACTACAGGAATGTGATTGCCAATGTAAGCAATATGAAGAATGCAAAACTGGCAATGGAATATCTCAAGAACCTTGGGTTTGACTTGAGTGACTTGGTAAAAGCCGATGAGAACCCAGTAACCACGGCATTGTCCGTGGAAGTGGATACACGATTTCTGTTCATAGGAGGTAAGAAAAATGAAGTGGAATGAGGATAAGACCATCACTATCACCCCGCCGAAGCGTCCTAAGAAGATTACAGGTACACGCTTTGCGGCGATTATGGGACTGAACAAGTGGACAACCCCGTTCAACGCTTGGTGTGCAATCACCAGAACCTACGAAGAGCCGTTTGAGGACACAATCTATACCGTTGCAGGTAAGACGATTGAGCCGAAGCAGGCTGAGTTTATGAAGAAGTCCTATTTTATGACCAACCTCATCACTCCTACGGATGTGTACGGGGCTGACTATTTCCAGAAAACCTGGGGTGACTTCTTCAAGGACAGTCCCATCTTCGGTGGTATGTGGGACTATCTTCTGGTTGACAAGGACGGCAAGCCTACCACGGTTCTTGAGATGAAAACCACGAAGCGTTCTGAGGACTGGGTTGAGGATGTCCCGGAGTACTATGCTTTGCAGGCTGCGCTCTATGCGTACCTTCTGGGTGTAGATGACGTGATTATGGTGTGTAGCTTCCTGGGTGACAAGGACTATGAGAACCCGGACGCATATCAGTGTAGCACTGAGAACACCATCGTTCGTCCGTTCAAGCTGTCTGAGCGTTATCCAGAACTGAAAAAGACCATCAAGAAGGTTGAGAAGTGGTGGAAAACCCACGTTGAGGGCGGTGTTTCTCCGAAGTTCGATGAGAAAGCGGACGCAGACATTCTGAAAGTTCTGCGTGATAACAACCTATCCCCGGACACTGACATTGCTGCTCTGGTTGCCGAAGCAGAGCAGTTGAAGAAACACATTGATGAGGTCAAGGGTACTGTAGCTGACGATGAGAAGAGGTATAAGACGATTACCGATATGCTCAAGAAGGAAGCTATCAGCCAGTTCAAGGAGGGAGATAAGACTGTTACTATCAGCGGTGCTTCCTTCGATTGGATTACCTCTAAGACCATGAAAGACCCTGGCTACGATATGGCGAAAATGCAGGAGGACGGCATTGATATTGAGAAGTATCATGGCACACCCGAACCGCAGTATCGCTTTACCCCGAAAGCCAGAAAAGAATCTGCTTAATCAGAAAATTCTCTGATTATATAAACAATTTCAAGGAGGATACTTAAAATGGCAAAGATTGGACTGAGTGAGGGTTTCACTCTTATTCCGAAGGGAACCCACGTTTTTAAGATTGTTGAGGTCAAGTACAAAGAAGACTTCGGCAAGATGGAGATTGTTATGCAGCTTGCTTCGGGTCAGAAGCACACTGAACGTTTCTCTCTGCTGAATGCAGACGGTGAGCCGAACCAGGGAGGTCTGAATGCTTTCAGCTACTTCGCAAAGACTGCACTGAATGACTACACTCTGACGGAGATTGACCATGAGGAACTTGTCGGTCACTATATCCGCTGTGAGGTAGACCATGAAGAAGTTGAGTCTAACAAGACTCCGGGCAAAATGCTCAAGTTCGTTCGTCTGGGCGATAAGGAGCCTGCGGATGGTTTTGACGAAGCGGAAGCCCCTGCACCAAAGAAGGAAAGCAAGCCTGTGGCTACTGCCCCGGCTGCTGCACCTACTGAAAAGGCAAGCGGTAAGAAGTTCGACCTGGACAGCATTCTTGGTTAATTAAATGACCTGCGGAGAGGGAGAAGTGTAGCTTTGAACTCTCCAATGGTCTATATTCTATAAAGTTGAACGAAAGGAATGAAGAACATGAGTGAACGAGATAATCGTGTCAAAGCGTTTGAGAAGCTGATGAGGGGCGGGCTGTCCAGTACGGATGTGTTCTGTCTGAAAAATCAGTTGATGGCAATGGGGTTCTTTACGGCTCCTGCTTCTACGAAGTACCACGGAAACTATGAGGGCGGGCTGTTTGACCATAGCTTTACTGTAACCTCTTCTCTGCTTTCTCTGACAAAGAGGATGGGTCTGAACTGGAAGCGCAAGGCAAGCCCCTACATTGTGGGTATGCTCCATGACCTCTGTAAGTGTGATTCGTACATTCACAACCCGGATGGCACATACAGCTACAACCCCGACATTCTTCTGCCGGGACACGGTGACAAGTCCGTAATTCTGGCACAGAAGATTGTTGACCTCACAGATGAGGAAATGGCTTGTATTCGTTGGCACATGGGAGCCTTTGATGACAAAGAGAACTGGGATAAGTACGGAAAGTCCATTGAGAAATACCCGAACGTCCTGTGGACTCATACCGCTGACATGATGGCGGCACGAATTTTCAAAATTTAAGGAGGAAGAAAACGGCGTGGACTTAGAAGTACAGAAACTCTTAGAGAAAGCAGATGGAAATTTTGCAATCTTTGATTCTGTAGCAAAAGCACATTCCGTTCTTTCCCGTTATGACAGCATAGCTTGCTCTATATCGGGGGGGAAGGATAGTGACATAATGCTTGATTTGATTTCAAAGATTGATAAAGACCGAAAGGTTAGATATATCTGGTTCGACACTGGGTTAGAGTACCAGGCAACAAAAGACCATCTGAAATACCTTGAAGAGAAATATCATATTGAAATCGAAAGAATCAAAGCAATCAAGCCTATCCCTCTTTCGTGTAGTGAATACGGGCAACCTTTCTTATCAAAGTTTGTGTCAGATATGATTTCCCGGCTACAACGCCATGGCTTCACATGGGAGGATAAACCCGTAGAGCAGCTATTGGCTGAATACCCAAAAGCGCAGGGAGCAATAAATTGGTGGTGTAATGGCAGAAACAAACCGGGTTTCAAAACCTCAATGTTCAACATTAACTATCATAAGTATCTGAAAGAATTTATGATTGAGAATCCCCCGTGGTTCAAAATTTCAAGTAAGTGCTGCACTTATGCTAAGAAAGAAGTTTCTGCTCAATTTATAAAGGACAATTACATAGACCTTATGATTATTGGAGTCAGAAAAGCTGAAAAAGGTATAAGGTCTGCAAGCTATAAAACCTGCTTTACAGCAAGAGAAGATGAATGTGACCAGTACAGACCGTTGTTTTGGTATAGCGATAAAGACGAAGTTTACTATGATGAACTTTTCGACATTCAGCACAGCGATTGCTATGCAAAGTACGGTATGACCCGAACAGGGTGTGTAGGTTGTCCGTTCAATCGAAAATTGTTAGATGAATTGAGCATAATCGAAGAGCATGAACCTAAAATGCTCAAAGCCGTTTCTCATGTATTCAAAGACAGTTACGAATATACCAGAATGTTCAGAGAATACGTTCAGAAACGGAAGAATGAAGAGAAAGAGAGGACAAAATAATGGGATTCACTGAGATTCTGACGATTATTTTCATCGTCTTAAAGTTACTGGGAGTTATTACCTGGGCATGGTGGGTATGTCTGCTCCCGGAAATCATCGCAGGCGTTCTTTACGTCATTGTGGTAGTAGCACAGTTGGTGGCAATTCATAAGGCTCATAAGAGTATCAAGAAACATTTCGATGAGTTCTAAGGAGGTGTAAGTCATGGTTGTAGCCATTGGAGTTGCCTGCTTTCTGGCAGGCTTGATTGTTGGTATCGGTGGTATTGCCGCTATTGCTATCAAGGCGGCAGGTGATGAGCAGAAAGCGCAGGAGGAAAAGTAACTATGACAGGCAAGGAATACCAGGCATTAACCATTAGAACTTGCAGCATTCCCTACGATTGCAAGGCTGACCGTCTGTATCATGCAGTGTTCGGTCTGAATAGCGAAGCGGGAGAAGTTGCAGGTATCTTACAGAAGAAGTACCAGGGACATGAAGTGAACCTTGAACACATGGAAAAGGAACTGGGAGATTGTCTCTGGATGATTGCAGAAGCGTGTGACGCACTGGGTACGGACATTGATACGGTCATGCAGATGAACATTGACAAGCTGAAAGCCCGTTACCCAGAGGGCTTTACGGTGGAGAACTCCCTTCATCGTAAGGTAGGCGATATTTAATGAACTTCCACAATATCACGCATGATGATATGAACAACGGTGACGGGTTACGGGTAGTTCTCTGGGTTGCAGGGTGCGAACACCACTGTAAGAACTGCCAAAACCCTATCACTTGGGATTTCACAGACGGGGTTGAGTTTGACAAAGCAGCTTTCCATGAAATCTGCACGGAGTTAAGCAAGCCTTATATCAGCGGTCTTACCCTTTCCGGGGGTGACCCGCTGCACCCCGTCAATCGTTGTCAGATTTTATGGCTTGTGAAAAAGGTCAAACAGTTCTTCCCGCACAAAACTATCTGGCTCTATACCGGGTACACATGGGAAGAGATAAATGCTGACAACTTCTATTGCAGAGCAATTCTGGACTACATTGACGTTCTGGTGGACGGACGTTTTGAAGAAGCATTAAAGGACGTGGGTTATCACTGGGCAGGTTCCACCAATCAGAGAGTTATCAATGTCCCGCAGTCCTTAAAGGAAGGGAGGGTTATACTCCATGAAAGTAATTAAGAAGGACGGCACGATTGAGCAGTTTGACGGTCAGAAGATTGTCAATGCAGTCAGTAAGTCTGCCGCCCGTGCAATGATTGAGTTGGACGATACCCAGTACCATGAGATTGTATCTAAGGTTATGGCTATCGTCACTGAGCGTTTCCCGGAACAGGTTCACGTTGCGGATATGCACAACATTGTGGAGCAGGTTCTTGATGAGGTCAACCCGAAGATTGCGAAGTCTTACAGGGATTACCGAAACTTCAAGAAGGATTTCGTTCACATTATGGATGAGGTCTATCAGAAATCTCAGTCCATTCGTTTTCTGGGTGATAAGGAGAACGCAAACACGGACTCTACCTTGGTTGCCACGAAGCGTTGTCTGATTTTCAACGAACTGAATAAGCGGCTGTACCGCAAGTTCTTTATGACCAATGATGAGTTGCAGGCTTGCAAGGATGGATACATTTATATCCATGACCAGTCAGCCCGCCTTGACACTATGAACTGCTGCCTGTGTGACATTTCCTCTATTATGAGCGGCGGCTTTGAAATGGGCAACGTCTGGTACAATGAGCCGAAAACCCTTGATACTGCTTTTGACGTTTTGGGAGATATTATCCTGGCTACTGCTTCACAGCAGTACGGTGGCTTCACTGTCCCGGAAGTGGACAAGATTCTGGCTCCGTATGCAGAGAAGTCCTACAAGAAGTACTGTGCTGAGTACATGGAAATCCGCAATCAGCAGACCTTCACCCAGGACGTAAAGGACTGGGCTATGAGTAAGGTGGAGCGTGATTATGAGCAGGGCTTCCAGGGTATTGAGATGAAGCTGAACACTGTGGGTTCCTCCCGTGGCGATTATCCGTTCATCACTATGACCTTTGGACTGGCTACTGATGTGTTCGGTAAGATGGCAAGCAAGACTTTCCTCAAGGTTCACATGGAGGGTGAGGGCAAGCCGGGATTCAAGAAGCCTGTATTGTTCCCGAAACTGGTTTTCCTCTATGACGAAAACCTTCACGGTGAAGGTGGCTTCAATGAGGATGTGTTTGAAGCAGGTATTGATTGCAGTAGTAAAACCATGTATCCTGACTGGCTGTCCCTTACGGGTGACGGCTATGTGGCTGATATGTACAAAAAGTACGGTAGAGTAATAAGCCCTATGGGTTGCCGTGCATTCCTCTCCCCGTGGTTTGAGCGTGGCGGCATGAAGCCTGCGGACGCAGATGACAAGCCTGTATTTGTGGGACGCTTCAATGTCGGTGCAGTTTCTCTGCACCTGCCTATGATTCTGGCAAAAGCCAGAGCCGAAAGCCGTGACTTCTATGAAGTACTGGACTACTACCTGGAAATGATTAGAGGGGTTCACAAGCGTACCTATGAATATCTGGGTGAGATGAAAGCCAGTACCAACCCTATCATGTACTGTGAGGGCGGCGTATACGGTGGACACCTCAAACCGTCTGACAAAATCAAGCCCCTGCTGAAACCTATGACAGCTTCCTTCGGTATCACAGCACTGAATGAGTTGCAGCGGCTCTACAACGGCAAGTCCATTGCAGAGGACGGAGAGTTTGCCCTGGAAGTTATGCAGCATATCAATCAGAAGGTCACGGAGTTCAAGAATGAGGACGGTTGGCTGTATGCAATCTACGGAACCCCGGCTGAAAGCCTGTGTGGTTTGCAGATTGAGCAGTTCCGCAAGAAGTACGGCATTATCGAAAATGTATCTGACCGCCCGTATGTGAGCAATTCCTTCCACTGTCATGTGACTGAGGACTTAACCCCGATTGAAAAGCAAAACCTTGAAGGGCGTTTCTGGGATATGTTCAACGGTGGCAAGATTCAGTACGTTCGCTATCCTATTTCTTATAACCGTGAAGCAGTCAAGACTCTGGTTCGCAGAGCAATGCAGTTGGGTTTCTACGAAGGTGTGAACCTCTCCCTTGCTTACTGTGATGACTGCGGACACCAGGAACTTGAGATGGATGTTTGCCCGGTCTGTGGCAGCACCAACCTCACGAAGATTGACCGTATGAACGGTTACCTGTCTTACTCCCGTGTTCATGGCGATACCCGTCTGAATGCTGCGAAGATGGCAGAGATTGCCGAACGGAGGTCTATGTAATGGGGGGGGACGAAACTTGCATGACATTGGACTGGAAAATCTCAGATTCGGGATTGTGGAACAGGCTGTAGATGATTATTTCAGTTTATTGGCAGGGTTTATCACCCCGACAACAGACTGCAATATCACAGAACTGGAACGGTTCTTTTATTCTGACTGGTTCAGTGTTTTATGCAAGTTGGAACCAGATTACATTATAGAGAATCTGAAAAGAAAGGCGAAGAAGATGATTCTGAAATATACCGTATCAAAGCAGAAAGGCAGCAGCCGTTATTATGTGCATGAGGTAGGCAGCAAAGAGCCTATCCCCGGCACACTGGGAACTAAGAAGCAGGCTTTACACAGAGCAGCGAAGATGAATGACCTGGACTATAAGGACTACATGAGAGTCCGCAGAAGGGATGGTGCGAGTTGTGATAAAGATTGATGAAGTCGAAACCTACGGATGGCAGGCGGCTATTCGTGGTATGAGAAACCCGAAGAACTCCTGGGAGAAGTCAGACAGCTATCCTGCTGTAGATTGTGGGAAATGCGGAGTAATTGACCGGGACGGTATCTGTCATCCGAAGGAACATGACTGCACTCCGTTTGCCTGTTACGCAGTCGGTGACAATGACTTGAAGCTGATGGAAACCCTGGGTGCTGCGGGAACTGACCACGGAAAGTACCTGCGTATGATTACCGTGACCGCAGACATTACCGCCCCCCTGTACTGGTGGAAGGAATACGATACCTACAAGGTAGGCACTGTGGCAAACTCCTGTTCCACCATGCACAAAATCCAGGCAAAAGAGTTCGTTCTGAGCGATTTCAGCACGGAACACCTCTCCGCTACGAACCTCATTGTGTTCAGCATGGTCATTGACGCTATGAATAATGCCCGTCTGGATTTCTTGCAGAGGAAGGATAAGAAGGATTGGTGGCAGATGATTCAGATGCTACCGACCTGCTACAACCAGAAGAGAACCGTACAGCTTAACTACGCCGTTCTCAAGAATATGTACCATTCCCGCCAGAATCACAAACTGGATGAGTGGCGTGAGTTCTGCAAGTGGGTGGAAACCCTGCCGTACAGTCAGTTAATCACAGGATAAGGAGAGTGTGGGAATGAAGGATTATTCCAAAATACCAGAGGAATTAAAGAATATGAATCAGTGGGTGTGTGCCTGGGATAACTCCAAAATTCCCATGAAAGCCTTTGAGAAGAAAGCCGCTTCCTCTACTGCCCCGGATACATGGAGTTCCTTTGAGCAGGCAGAGTGGGCAGTAGAGAACGGCTATTATGATAACCTGGGATTTGTGTTCGCAGACAACGGACTGGTTGGCATTGATATTGACGCAGGCTTTGAGGACGGTCTTATGACCCCTCTCTGCGCCGATATTATGACCGCCTGCAAGTCCTACACAGAGAAGTCCAGAAGCGGACGTGGCGTACATATCCTGCTGCGGGGTACACTACCCTTCCATGGTAAGAATAACCTTGCAGGTGTTGAGATTTACAAAGCCCGCAGGTTCTTCATTATGACCGGGAAACAGCTTATCTTTCCAACCATCATTGAGAACCAGGAAGCCATTGATTATGTGGTGGAGAAGTACTTCAAAGAGGTTGAGAAAGAGAACGGCGGTAAGTCTGCACTGGTACAGAAGATATACGCTCCGAAGTTCAATAAGCCAGAGGGTGGCAAGATTCCAGTTCGCCCAGATTACCCGCCTATTGCTTCCGGGGGTAGAAATCTGTCCCTTACTTCTCTGGCGGGAGCAATGCACAACACGGGCTACAACCCGGCACAGATTTATGCGGAACTGAAATTTGTCAACATGACTCAGTGCAAGCCGCCGCTTGATGACCGGGAACTGCAAACCATTACAGAAAGCGTGACAAGGTACAGACGATGAGAAGAGAAACTGGAAATCCCTGCTTTGATTGCAGGTGTGGTTGGTATGACTCTGACCTTGGATGTACCTGTCCTTCACTTGAGAAGTGGTATCAATGTCCGTTAGAGCCAGAACCCGACTGGGAAGAAATAATGAAGGAGGAAAAGAACCATGGATGACTACGATTATTGCTATGAATGCGGAGGATACGGTGATGACTACCACTTGGATGAAAACGGAGAATGGGTAAGCAGTTGTCCTGGCTGTCCTCACAATACATTGGAAGGAGATTATGACGATGAATGGTGAGAAAGACACTTGTGCAACCTGTTCACACTTCATCGGTGGCGGTGACTGGAACCTGTGTTGCGATTTGAAATACGATTTATGTTATAGCTGCACCCCGAAGTGTAACGATTACAAAGAGAGGAAGGAGGTACAGAAGAGTGAGTGATGAGTTATTTCAGTTGTCCAATGGCAGGTATATCACCTCTGAGGACATAAGCAGAAAGCTGTATTATATTAAAGACCATCACCCGGAAACCGCCTACCAGGATGATTCCACTGGGTACTCCTGGGATGAAGCGGGCATGGCTGACCTCTTCTCTGAGTGTTATCAGAATGACACCCGCTACTGCCCAGAAGCAAAGTCCTGGTACACCTATGAGACTGGCAAGTGGCACAAGGATGTGGGTGCGCTTCTGGTTTCTGCAAAGATTAAGGAGTTTGTGCGACTCATGGCTCTGTACTGCGGAGAGATTACCGATGAGGAAAAGCGCAAGCAGTACATGGCTTTTGTGGGGAAGATGGGTGACCGCCGCTTCCGTGACCGTCTTATGAAGGACGCTGCGGATAGTATGAAGATTGCGGCGGCGCAGTTTGACACTCACCCCTATCTGATTAACTGTCTGAACGGCACTTATGACCTGGAACACATGAAGTTCCGTGAGCATAGGTGGGATGATTTCTTGACCATGCAGACCAATTTTGAATACACCTTGCAGGAAGTTACCTGTCCACGATGGGAACAGTTCATCAAGGAAGTTACCCAGAACGAAGCAGACAAGGCAGACTACTTGCAGAGGGCTTTGGGTTATTCAATCTTAGGTACAAGTAAGGAAGAATGTATGTTCATTCTCCATGGTAAGACCACCCGCAACGGCAAAAGTACCATGCTTGACGCTATTCAGCACTTGCTTGGTGACTATTCAACCGTGGCTCCCGTGGAACTTATCTGCCGTGGTGACCGCCAGAAGAACGCAGAAGCAGCGAACCCGGTACTGGCAAAGCTGAAAGGTAAGCGTATGGTTACCATGAGTGAGTCAGATACCGCAGGCAAACTGGATGAAGCTACGATTAAGCAGTACACAGGTGGTGAGGATATTACCGCCCGTGAGTTGTATCAGTCGGCTATCACCTTCAAGCCGCAGTTTACTATGTGGCTGTCCTGTAATGACCTTCCTTCGGTGAAGGATAAGTCTTTGTTTGCGTCTGACCGTGTGCGTGTCATTGAGTTCAATCGTCACTTCACAGATGAAGAACAGGACAAGGGACTCAAGGACTATTTTGAAACCCCAGAAGCAATGCGGGGTATCTTCACATGGTTGGTAGCAGGCTACTTCAAGTATATCCGCTTCGGGCTGAAAATGTCCCAGGGTATGCAGAAGGTCATTAAACAGTATGAAAAGGACAATGACCTGGTACTGCAATTTCTGGAAGAGAAGTGTGAGCGTAACGCAGAAGGTAAGACCCGTGCGAAATCCCTCTATGATAACTACAAGATGTGGTGCAAGGGCAATGGGTATTATGTATGCAGCATGAAGAAATTCAATGCAGAACTGACCGCACACCCAGAATGGTATGCAGATAAGGCAGTTACCCAGGGCGTTTTGTTCTATTATGGAGTAGCTTTAAGGCAAAATTAGTAGGGTTGGTAGGGTAAAATGAGATTTTACTATAAGTTTTCTTAGTACGCGCGTATCTATAAAAACTTACTGTAAAAATTGAATTTGCCCTACCAACCTCATGCCAGACAGAAAGGAGATAGACATGGAGTCTTATGTAGAAAGATGGAAGCGTGAGCAGGAAGAAGCAAAGCAGAAGGAGGTGCAGAAGGACAATGGCAGAAGAGAAGAAGATGGGCAGACCGAAGGGAAGCCGAGACAGAAAGCCCAGAAGAACAGAAGGGTATCAAGAAAGCAGTCCTAAGAATCTGGTGAAAGCCAGAGAGAACAGTCCTATCATGCAGTCTCAGAAGGTAGAAATGCCAGAAGGGTACAATGCGAAGGTGACTGCCTTTATGATGGAGATTATGCCGAAGGAGCCACTGGATACACAGGACGTGCCAGAAATGGAAAGACGATTCTTGAATTATGTGCAGAAGTGTTCTGAATGGGATATGAAGGTGGGCAACCAGGCTGCGTATATGGCTATTGGTATCACGAAGGAACAGGCGTGGGAATGGGAGAATGTTACGAAGGGGAACCCTGCCCGCACTGACTTTATCAAAAAAGTTCGCCAGTTCTGCGGCGTTTTTCGTGAGGGTCTTATGCAGGACGGCAAGGTGAACCCTGTCACGGGTATCTTCTGGCAGAAGAACTATGACGGCATGAAAGACCAGACAGAAATGGTACTGACCCCGAACAATCCTCTGGGAGAGCAGAAGGACATGAAAGCCCTTGAGCAGAAATACCTTGAGAGTGCTTATGATGGTTCAGAAGTCGCAGAAGGAAGTTTTACAGAAATCGCAGAAAACCCAGAAGGGACAGAAGAGCAGAAAGACTGATTTCAAAAGTCGCAGGGCAGGCAGAAGGGCGGCAACCCCTGCCCGCCTGCTGCCTGCCCTGCGGCAGACCCGCCCGCCCAGGCTGCGGGGTTTCACCATGTTTTCAAGGCGGGGGACGGGGACAGACCGCCCGCCGCCCGTGGTGCTGTCCTGCTGCCGTGGTGCAGGCGTGGACGCTCTGCGCCCCTCTGCGGGCTTTTCTGCCCGTCATGGTATAAGTTTAGCCCCGCACGGCTTGCGCCCGTCCTGGACGGCTCTGCGGGGCTGTGAGGGCATATAAGCAAATAGACATAAAAGAACCCCGGCAGGCTGTGAACCTGTCCGGGGTTTCGTGTGTTATAACCATCGCAAGCGGGGGCGGCTGTGGTGCTTCCAATAATCTACAAGCCGCTGCACCTCTGCGGGGCTGTACATGGGTATATTATACAGTTGCAAGCCTGCCGGGGTCATATAATACCCTTGACCGTAACGGGGCAGGGTTTCGCACCCTGGCAAGCCTAAAATATTACGGCTGTCTTGCTTGCTGCGGGTTCTGAGTCCTACACGGCTATCAAAGTTTACTTTTATAGGGGTAGGGATAACAGCGGATAGCGGACATTGTGTAGCGGCTATAATATGCACGTTTGCCGCCCTTCCTATTTGTGCAAGGCGTTGTATAAGCGGCTGCACCTGTTTTTTGTTAGTTGTCATCAAGTCCGCAAGTTCATCTATAACTACATAGACCGCCCCGCCGCTGTAGTTCTTTTCATGGCGGCTCTGCATGGCTTTATAGCGGCGTTCTGTGGTATCCATGGCATATTGTAACGCTTGCACCATGTCCCCCGGTTCACTGGCATATTTGAGCGTATGCGGTAGGTGTTTATAGTCTACAAGTTCAACCCGTTTCGGGTCTATAAAAATAAATTGCACGGCGGCGGGGCTGTCTTTTAATGCGGTTGTAATTATGCCGTTTATAACAACGCTTTTACCGCTGCCCGTTGCCCCCGCTACAAGCAAATGCGGTTGTTTTAGCATATCGGAAAATAGATTGTAATAACTGCCCTGCGGCGTTTCCCAGGTCTTTCTAAACAATGTTTATACCTCCTTATATAAGAATACCCCGCACGGCGGCGGGGCTTCTTTTATGCTTCTTTCTTCCAGTATGCCGGGTATCTGCCCGTTTCGTTAGTACAGTTGTAATACATGAAAGCATTAACTACTGTTTCAAATTCACGGTTGCGGGCTATTGTAGTATTGAACCCGTCCCCGCTAACTTGTGTGTACTTTTCCCGTTGTGCGTCTGAGTAGCAACCCCACGGGGAAACCGGGGACAGCTTGCAAGCTGTCAAGCGGATGACTTCACCCGCATTATAACGGCGGGCGGCTTCCTTCTTACTAATGCGGATATAACCGCCTATTTGTATTTTATTCATAGTACAACCTCCTATTTGTGCAATATGTCAATGTAGGTGTTTCTTTCTGTGGTGCAGGTTTGAAATCCTACACTTTCCAGACCCCCGGCAAAACGCCGGGACGCTTGCGCCCTAACTGGCTATTTATACACGGCGCAACGTGTTTAAAATGCTATGCGGGAGAGTCTGCAAGCGGCTTGATGTAAAGCCCTTGCTTGAACGTCTAACCATTCTTCACGGCTGTTAGGTCTGCGCTCACCCTCGCGAGAGCGTTTATACTCAGACGGGCAGCATAGCCGTTCTGCAATGTCCCCGTTATAGATGAGGGCTGAACCGCCATAGCTGTAGGACTCCCAGGAGTCCGCACCATTGCGCAACCACGTTTTGAACTCTGCACGGTCTGCGGCTTCTCTGCCCTCATACGCTGCCCGCTCCCGGTATTCTTCCAGGAGTTCAAGAGCGTACATTGTAACGCCCTTATTCCATGCGCTGCGGTCTTTCCTGGCTTCCAGTTCTTTCTTGATTTCGTTGTATGCTTTCATCTGTTTACCTCCTGTATTTGGTGCTGCCCTGGCGGGCGGCTGTGGTTTTAAACTTGTTTATCAAGTTTTATCTTGATACAAGTATATCAAGATATATCTTTATTGTCAAGATATTTCTTGATATTCTTTCAAACTTTTTCACCACGTTCCGCCGCTCTGCCTGTGGTGCAGGCTGTCCCGGTCATCCTGCGGACAGACCCCCGGCGGGGGATATAGACCCCCGGCAGCCGGGGCGGGTGAGCCTGGAAAATCCCGCAAAAATAAAAAAGATTCAAGATATAACTTGACAAGATAGAACTTTAATGTTATCCTTATCTTGAACAGGAGGAAAACGTATGACTTCAAAAGAACTGATTAAGACTCTGATGACAGAGCATGATATAACGAATGCTGAGATGGCAAAGACCTTGGGTATTACGCAGGCGGCTCTCTGGGATAGACTGAACCCGAAGAAGAGCGATAACACTACAGTTGCAAAACTGGGTGATATGTTGAGCGTTATGGGATATAAAATCGTAGTTGTTCCCGATGAAACACCTATCCCCGAAGGTGGATATGAGGTTGGTCAGACAGACATGGTAGGGTAAAATCGAATTTTTCACTAAGTTTTTATAGTAAGGACTCTACTAAGAAAACTTATACAGATTTTCTGATTTACCCTACCACGCTGAGAGAAAGGATGGTGAAACCATGTTCTATATTTTGTTCTGCTGCCTGTGGTTCCTATGGTGGTGTATTAAATCATTCTTCTGGATTTGTGCATGGGTCACCTGGAACATTGTAGTCAGACCTGTGGTATGGTGCTTGAGCCTGCCTTTTAAGTTAATATGTAACTGCAAGTAAGTTGCGGTTTTGTCCAATGGGACTGTCTTAATTGACGGTTCCATTTTTTTTGTTTACGGAGGTATGTATGGATTATAGTAAGATGAAGAGTAGCATTGACCGGGCTATCTTAAAAAGTCCGCTTGATGTTGCAGCCTATGATGATAAGTTTGCCCTGTGTCGTGACTATGAGGGTACAGAGTTCCGACTGGCTCACGAATGGAACCAGGTTTTGCAGGAAGAAATCAGAGCGGGACTGAAACTGGCAGTAGATACCAGGGATTTCAAGACGGCAGAAGAATTTGACAATCTGCTGTTTCGTTCCTTGCTGTTTTGTGCGCCCCATTATTTTGACGCATACCTACAGGCGGTAGAGTACGGCAAGCCGCTTGACAAGAAGTTCTACCTGCCCCGCCGTCATTATCTCAAGCGGTATGTGGAAGGATACCAGGAAGTTCTTGAGGGAAAACTGGACTTTCTGTCCATTTCCATGCCGAAACGATGTGGTAAGTCTCAGCTTGGTATTAACTTTACGAATATGCTTTCTGGTAAATTTCCAGACCGCTCTACGCTGATGGAGGGTACAGGCGATGACCTTGTTCAGTCTTTCTACAAAGGTTGCCTTGAGTACATTCAGCAGCCGAATGATTATCATTTTTATGATATTTTCCCAGAGAGCAAACTGGTACAAACCAATGCTGATACGAAGGTTATCAACCTTCTGCACAAGTCCCGATTCCCTACGGTCATGTGCCGTTCTATTGACGCACGGCAGGTAGGTCTTTCGGAAGCAACCAATCTTCTTTACCTTGATGACTGCGTAGAGGGACGTGAGGAAGCGAAGAACAGACAGCGGCTTGATGACAAGTGGGAGGTTATTTCGGGTGATATTATCGGACGTGCCATTGAGGGTACGCCTATCGTTATTTGTGGTACACGATATTCTCTGTATGACCCTATCGGTCACTTGCAGGAGGAAATGCGGAAGCAGGGTAAGCGGTGCAAGATTATTGAAACCCCGGCTCTTGACCCAGTGACAGATGAGAGTAACTTTGAATACATTCGTGAGGGCAGGAAGGTTTTCACCACGCAGTACTTCCGTGACCAGAGAGAAATGCTTTCGGCAGAACAGTTTGAATCTGAGTTTCAGCAGCAGCCGTTTGAAGCGAAGGGCATTCTTTTCCCGGAAGCGTCCTTGAACCGATACTTTGAACTCCCTGTAGACCGTGAGCCAGACAGTATCATTGCCGTTTGTGATACAGCAGACAAGGGTGCTGACTATTGCTCTATGCCGATTGCTGCGGTGTACGGAGATGAGGTCTACATTGTGGATGTAGTGTTCGATGACTCCCCGCCAGAGGTTACGAAGCCAGAGTGTGCAAAGGCTCTGATAGACAACCTTGTGGTGGCAGGAACCTTTGAGTCGAATAATGCAGGTACATATTTTGCCAGGGATGTACAACAGATTTTGACTGACCGAAAGTATGTCTGCAATATCCGAACGAAGAGGACTATCAGCAATAAGCAGACCCGTATCGAGTTCGCTTCTGATAACATTATCAAACACTTTTACTTCAAAGACCCGTCACTCTATGCACGGAACAGTCAGTATGCCATGTTTATGAAGCAGGTCACAACCTACACCCGGTCTGGTAAAGTGCCGCACGATGACGCACCCGACTCTCTTTCTTTGCTTGAGAATGAACTGCGTGGACTGGTGGGTGCAAAGGTGGAGGTATTCAAGCGTCCATGTTAAATTTACTCAAAAACTCTTCAATGGTTATACTCAAGAAATTACTTGAAATAAGCATTGAAGAGTGCTATAATTACAGTAGAAATATAGGATAGGAGGTGGCTTGTGTGTCTTTCGGTCTATATGGTAGACGAATGATTAAGTCCGATGAAACCGAAGTGACCATTGAGAATGTAGTTGCTATTCTTAACAAGGCACTTCCTTATCATTGGGAGAACCGCAGTGAAATTCAGTACCTCTGGTATTACTACCGGGGATTGCAGCCTATTCTCAATCGTGAGAAGCAGGTTCGCCCAGAGATTTGTAACAAAATTGTAGAGAACCGGGCAAATGAAATCGTGTCCTTCAAGTCGGGATATTTGATGGGCGAACCGCTACAGTATGTATCCCGTGGCAACGCTGAGAATATCGCAGACGCAATCAATCAGCTTAACGAATTTGTTTTTGCCGAAGAGAAACCCGCAAAGGATAAGGAACTGGCAGACTGGTTTCATATCTGTGGTACATCCTATCGCATGGTGCTTCCCGATGAAGCAGTTGGTGAGGATGATGACTCCCCGTTTGAAATCTATACCCTTGACCCCCGTAACACTTTCGTAGTGTACAACAACGGTCTGGGTAATAAGCCGCTGCTTGGTGTCAAGTATGTGGTGGATGATAACGGACTGGTTCACTACAGTTGTTACTCTGACCATGAGTATTTTGAGATTGTTGAGTCCCAGATTATTAAGGCAGAGCCGCATATTCTGGGTGACATTCCCATTATCGAATACCCGTTGAACCTTGCCCGTATTGGTGCGTTTGAGTTGGTTATTCCCCTGCTTGACGCAATCAACCTCACGGACAGCAACCGCCAGGATGGTGTTGAACAGTTCATCCAGGCACTCATGCTTTTTCATAATGTGGATATTTCGTCCGATGATTATGACAAGCTGCGTGAGGAAGGGGCTATTAAGTTCCGGGATATTGACCCGCAGTTAAAGGCAGAGGTCAGTTATCTGACCAGTACGCTGAACCAGGGAGAAACACAAACCCTGGTTGACCATATGTACCAGACGGTATTGACAATCTGTGGTATGCCGAACCGCAACGGTGGTTCTTCCACAAGTGATACCGGGTCTGCGGTTATCATGCGTGACGGTTGGTCTGCTGCCGAAGCCAGGGCAAAAGACAGCGAATTGATGTTCAAGAAGAGTGAGAGGACTTTCCTCAAGCTGATTTTGAATATCTGCAAAACTCTGAAAGGTATGGACTTGAAGGTTTGCAATATCGAAATTCGCTTTACCAGACGTAACTATGAAAACATTCTGCAAAAAGCCCAGGTGCTTGACCTCATGTTGAAGAACACGAAAATTCACCCACGGCTTGCCTTTGAGCATTGCGGACTGTTCGTTGACTCTGACCTTGCATACACATTAAGTGCGGAATATGCAGAGGAACAGGAGCGCAAAGCACAAGAGTTGCTTGAAAAGCAGAATGAAATGAAGGAGGGAAATTCTGATGACCCCGGTAATAACGCAGGAAATGGTGCAGCAGATGGAAAATCTGCTCAAACACGGGAGCAGAGTGGAAGTACTGATTGAGCAGGGTAAGATTACCATTGTTGAAATCAAGCGAAAAATGAGAATGAAAGAGTAAGCCGGGACAAAGGTTCTGGTTAGTCCAATGGGACTGTGAGTGATGAACTCATAGTCCCTTTTTATTTTGCTTATGAATGACAAAACTTTTTCGGCGTATGTGACTACGCTTGATGAACTCAATGTACTGACTTCCACAAGCTACTATACCGCTTCTGGTAAAGACATGGCTTCAAAGGTAAACCAGATTGCGGATGATTTATTGTCCTTGCTTATCAAGGCGTATCAGCAAGGGATTGTGGCTACAGCGGATATGCTTACCTATGACCTTACGGTTGATACGGACTCCATGTATGACGCAATCTTCATGGTGATTGATGGCAAGACCTTTGAGGACAGGGTTGCAGACCATGTGACAGCAGGAGATTTGGCAGGGTTGCAGACCTTGGCTGAGTCGGAATATCACAGGGTATTCAATGCAGCCGAAGAGGACGGGGCTTATGTGTTCCAGTCTGAAAGAGGACTGGGCGTATCTAAGAAGTGGGTTACCGTCCGTGATGAAAAAGTCCGGGATACACACAAGTACCTTGAGGGTATGAGCGTGGCACTGGATGAAGAGTTCTACACCTTTGATGGTGACCATGCGGCAAGACCGGGCGGTTTCACAAAGGCTGAGAACAATGTGAATTGCCGCTGTGTGCTGCAATTTGAAACAGATACCTCGCAGGACTGACCTGTGGATATGGTTAGGGAAAACCTAAATCGCAAACTCAGACAAGAGGATAAAACGGAAAACAGTGTGGAGTGAACCACCGATTAAACGCAAGGAGGACTTTTATTATGAGTTATTTAAGTGATTTGCTTGGAGAAGCCTACAAGGAAGGTATGACTGAGGAAGAGATTTCTACTGCATTGCAGACCGCAGGAGCGGGTCAGAGCAATACGGCTGAACTTGATAAGCTGAAAGCACAGCTTTCCAAAGCGAACTCCGAAGCCGCTGACTACAAGAAGCAGCTTAGAGGTAAGCAGACTGCGGATGAAGCCGCTGCCGCTGAACAGAAAGCCGCTATGGACAAGCTGACCCAGGAAAATGCCGACCTCAAGCGTTCTTTCGCTCTTTCTGATAAGAAAGCGAAACTGATTGCTATGGGTTACGATGAAAAACTTGCTGACAGCACTGCTGTTGCAATGGTTGACGGTGATATGGATACCGTGATAGCGAACCAGGCTAAGTTCAATGAGTCCCGTGAGAAAGCAATCCAGGCTGAACTGATGAAGAAAACCCCCAGACCTGCTGCGGGTTCCGAAGGTACGGGTGGCATGGATTACGCAAAGAAAATCGAAGAAGCCCAGGCAAGCGGCAATCTTACCGCAGTTGCCTACTATACACGTCTGAAAGCGCAGGACGAAGCCAATCAGATGAAAGAATAATTTTGGAGGTAAAAGACAATGGCAGATACGTTTGCAACCAGTTTTGAAGTACTGAATTACAGCGGTATGCTCTTCAACAAGGGCAATACCCGAACCCCTCTTAGTTCCATTATCGGTTCTAAGGCAAAGACTACCAATCACGTTGAGTTTGTGACCGGGCAGGAATACACTGCGGGCGGCGCAGGTTCTCAGCCTGCAATCAGTGAGAACGCTTCTCTGACTGCCCCGGACGCTACTGTTGTGAAGCGTGAGCAGAAAACCAATGTGACTCAGATTTTCCAGGAGTCCGTGGGTATCTCTTACGGTAAGCAGAGCAACATGGGTACTCTGAGCGGTATCAATGTGGCACAGCAGCAGGGCAATCCTGTCAGTGAACTGGATTTCCAGGTTGCAGCAAAAATCCAGAAGGTCAACCGTGATATTGAGTACACCTTTATCAACGGTGTCTACAACAAGGCAACTACTGATGATGAAGTGAACAAGACCCGTGGTCTGGTAAACGCTATCAGTTCCAACACTATGGCAATGGCTAAGAAGCCCCTGGGTCTGTGGGACATTGCTGACATGGTTAAGAAGATTTATGGAGCAAATGCCCCGACTGACGGTCTGGTGCTGTGGTGTGACGCTGTGACTCTGTTCCAGGTCAACGCAGACGCAGTTCAGAACGGTCTTACCGTTGTACCCGCTGCCCGTGAGATTAATGGTATCGCTCTTTCCAGTGTGGTGACTCCTATCGGTGTTGTTTACCTGTATCTGGGTGAGTGCCTGCCTGCGGGTACTGCAATGCTTCTGAACCTGGACGTGCTTGCACCCGTATATCAGCCTGTTCCGGGCAAGGGCAACTTCTTCCTGGAGCCGCTTGCAAAGACTGGCGCAGGTGAGAAGTATCAGTTGTTCGGTCAGATTGGTCTTGACCACGGTCCCGAATGGTATCACGGCAAGTTCACTGGTATCTCTACTACCTTTGAGAAGCCTGCTTACAGCCGTTCTGTTTATGTGGCAAATGCCGCAGACATTGGCAAGACTACTGGCTAAGTTGAGAAAGGAGGGTGGACAAGATGACCGATGAAGAGAAACTGACAATGCTGAAACGCATGACAGAGGAAACGGATGACGAAGTGTTGTCCACCTATCTTATTCTGGCGAAGGGTGTAGTGCTTGCCAGGGCATACCCGTATAGCGAAGCAGATACGGTTCCTGCAAAATATGACACGGTTCATGTTGAGATTGCCGCTTATATGCTGAATAAGCGTGGGGCAGAGGGTGAAACAGCACATAGCGAAAACGGCGTTTCCCGTTCTTATGAAGATGGTGACATTCCCCCTACCCTGCTGCGGCGAATCCTTCCTATGGCGGGGGTGATTCTATGAAGCTGATGAAGCGCAATCTCAAGCCCGTGCATTACTGCCTGTACAAAGGTAGGGAGCCGCTTCTGGATGATGACGGGAATGAAACTGGTGAATACCAGGTGGGCTATGAAAGCCCTGTTGAACTGCAATGCAGTGTTTCACCTGCGACTGGATATGCCCAGGTGAATATGTTCGGTAACTTAGAGTCCTATGACAAGGTACTCATTACTGATGATACAAATTGCCCCATTGATGAAAACACCCTGCTCTTTGTGGATAAGGAGCCAGAGTTCGGAAATGACGGCAATCCTCTCTGTGACTATAGGGTACGGCGTGTTGCAAAGTCCCTCAACAGTATCTCTTATGCTATTAGCAAGGTGACCGTATCGTGAGCAAGCGTGTTATCAAAGTTACGTTATCTGAAAAGAGCATTGACAATGCCATTAAAGAACTCAAGAACTACAAGACGTGGTTGAAAGAGTGTACTGAAAAATTCATACAAGCCCTTGGTGAAGAAGGAGTCCAGGTGGCTACAGCAAAGTTCCAGACAGCCGTCTATGACGGTACGAATGATGTGAGCGTGTCTGTAGAGAGCCGGGATAACAACAAAGTAGCCGTGGTAGCTGTAGGAAGTTCAGTCCTCTTTATTGAGTTTGGCACAGGTGTCAAGTACCCAGACAATCACCCGGAAGCAGGCAAGAACGGTTTCACCCGTGGTGGCTACGGTTATAAACTGGGACGGCTTGAAAGGGGATGGCGATATACGGGTGACCCTGGTTCTAACGGTGAAGTTATTACCACTGGAAAACACGCAGGTGAAGTTCATACCTACGGTAACCCTGCAAACATGAGTATGTACGAAACAGTCAGAGAGTTGGAAGAGAAATTTGCAGAGATAGCAAGGAGGTGTTACACATGATTGACTGCGAAAACGAAGTCTATACAAGGCTTGCGAAAATCTTGAGAGAGAAATTCCCTAAGATTGATATTGCCAGTGAATATGTGAAATCACCTTCTTCTTTTCCTCATGTGAGTATTACCCAGAGTGACTGCTATATCCCTACGGAGTGGCAGGACAGCAGCATGAAAGAGAATATGGTCATTGCCATGTTTGAAATCAATGTCTACTCCAATAAGGCAGAGGGTAAGAAAACAGAATGCAAGAAGATTATCAAAGAAATCAATGACGTATTGTACTCCATGAATTTTAGGCGCACGGCTATGACCCCGGTTCCGAACATGGAGGACGCAACAATCTATCGGATTACAGCCCGCTTCCGTGTGGCAACCGATGGAAAACACTTTTACAGGAGGTAAGTGAAATGGCTACAAGTACTTATATGACTTTCCTCATGCACAAGAAGGAAACGGCATGGGAGAAGTTGCTTGACATTACTGAGTTCCCCGACCTGGGCGGTGACCCGGAACTGCTTGAAACCACCACTCTGTCTGACAAAATGCAGACCTATGTGAATGGTGTCCAGAGCAATGACGGCATGACCTTTAATGCCAACTATGACCACACTGAGTATAAGGCTCTGAAAGCCCTTGAGGGTAAGAACGAGGAATACGCAGTATGGTTCGGTGGCACTGAGACTGCAAGTTCCCCGACTCCTACGGGTTCTGAGGGCAAGTTCAAGTTTGCAGGCGAACTGTCCGTCTACGTTACTGGCGGCGGCGTGAATGAGGTTCGTGGTATGGCGATTACGATTGCCCCGTCCACTCCTATCACTGAGGGCGAAGAGTAAGATTACATTTAATTTTGAGAATTAAAGGAGAGTTGAGCAATGGCTAAACAGATTGTTTTTACCTATGAAGATAAGGAATACACGCTTGAGTTTACCAGGCGTACCGTCAAGCAGATGGAGGATGAGGGCTTTGTCGCACAGGACATTGACCGTAAGCCTATGACTCTGCTTCCTGCTCTTTTTGCAGGTGCATTCAAGGCGCACCATCGTTTCGTGAAGCAGGATGTGATTGACAAGATTTATGCAGGTATGCCCCATAAGGATGAACTGATTGGTAAGTTGGCAGAGATGTACAATGACCCGATTGTGACTCTGATGGAGGAACCCGATGAGAAAGCGGTAAAAAACGTGAGTTGGGAAGCGAACTGGTAACGGGTTCGGACTCCCAGGCTGCAACGGGCGGCGGCAACCGCCGCTTGCCCGTTGTTTATCGTTACGGGGAAACTTTTGAAAAACTCTGCGGTTATTACATGAGTCTGGGTATGGGCTATCACGATTACTGGGATGGTGATTGTGAGATGGCACGGTACTACAGGGACATGGATGAAAAGGTCAAAGAGCGGCAAAATGAAGCACTCTGGTTGCAAGGTCTGTATTTCTATGAAGCGTTGGTTGACGCTTCCCCGGTACTGAACGCTATGAGCAAAAAGCACAAGCCTATTCCTTACAGGCAGGCTCCAATTCCTCTCACCGAAGCACGTCATAGACAGCAGCAAGAGGAAGAGAATCACAAGAAGCTGAATGCAGGTAAGGAAGCCATGAAGCAAATAATGGCAGGGGTTAATTCAAAATTCAAACGGAAGGAGGAATAAATCATGGCAGTTGAGATTGAAGGTCTTGAGTTTCAAATTGAAGCGAAGTCCGAAAATGCCGCTAAAGGTGTAGACGCTCTGATTAACAGCTTCAATAAGCTGAAAGCAACAACCAAAGGCGGTGCAGGTCTGAACAATATCAACAAGAAACTGGACGCAATCAGCAATGCGAAGCTGAGTATGTCCGGGATTGAGAAGATTGAAGATTTGACGAAAAGCCTTAACTCTCTGAGTAATGTCAAGATTTCCTCCACAATCTCTAAGAGAATAACTGAAATCGGTGCTTCTCTGGATAGTCTGGACTGGTCTGGTGTGGAAAAGGTTGAAGCACTCAGCACTGCTCTACAGAATATGCAGGGCATTCAGATTCCGAATATGAGAAATATTACTGGGAACCAGACGGCTACACCTACTGGGACTGCGGCTCCTGCTGACCCTGCGGGTGCTACAAGCGCAGGTGCGGCGGCTACAGCGGCAACCTCTGGTATTACCCAGTATATTTCCCGGATAACCGCTGCCGCTACGCAGACCAGGGGATTCCTTGGTGTTCTGCAAGGTGTAGGTGGTGTGTTCTCAAGAGCATTTTCTGCTGTAGGTGGTGTTGCTCTGAAAGCATTTCAAGCCGCCTTGAAGGGAGTAAGCACTGCGGCAAAATCAGCAGTGAATGCCTGTAAGACACTGGGAAGCACTATCGGCTCCAAACTAAGTAGCAAGGTAAAGCAAACAACTTCGGGCATGGGTCAGTTGTTTTCTTCCTTAAAGCGTATTGCAATGTACCGTGCAATTCGATTCTTCTTTGCACAGCTTACGGCTGCAATGAAGGAAGGTATTCAGAATTTGTATATGTACAGTTCCCTCATGGGCGGTACGTTCAAGGGAAGTATGGACAGTCTGGCAACCAGTTTCCAGTACCTCAAGAACAGTATGGGTGCTATGGTGGCTCCGCTCATCAATATGATTGCTCCTGCGGTGGACGCTCTGATTGATAAGTTTGCAGCACTGCTGAATATCGTCAATCAGTTTTTCGCCCGTCTGTCTGGTGCAACCACCTTTACAAAGGCGAAGAAAGCGGCAGCTTCCTACGGTGATTCTATTTCTGGTGCGGGTAAGTCTGCGAAGAAAGCAGCGAAGGATATTAAGGACGCTACGGTTGGCATTGATGAACTGAACATTATCAGTAAGAACGATTCCAATAGCGGAAGCGGCTCTGGTGGTAAGAACTACGGTGATATGTTTGAAACCGTGCCGATTGACAGTAGCATTTCCGAATTTACCGACAAGTTGAAAGCAGCACTGGACGCAGGTGACTGGAAGAGCCTGGGTACTCTACTGGGCGAAAAGTTCAATGAGATTGTGGATAGCATTGATTGGTCTGGTATCGGTCACAAGATTGGATACGGACTGAACGGTACAATACAGACAGCATACTGGTTCTTAAAGACTGCGGACTTCAAGAACCTGGGTAACCATATAGCAGAACTGCTGAATGGCGCAATGGAGGAAATTGACTTCACATACCTGGGCAGACTTCTGGTTCGTGGTGTCACGGTAGCCCTTGATTTTATGATTGGCTTGCTTGGCGGTTTGAATTGGAGCCTTGTGGGAAAGAGCATTGGCGATTTCTTGAAGGGTGCATTCAATGAAGCCCAGGAGTGGATTGCAAGCTATAACTGGAACAAGATGGGCAAAGACCTGTGGAAGAATCTCAAGGCTTGTATTAAGGGCATTGACTTTGCAGGTGTGGCACAGAGTTTCTTTAAGTTACTGGGTTCGGCTCTGGCGGCTGCGGTTAGCTTTATCGCAGGTTTCGTGCAGGGTATCTGGGAGGACATTACCGGGTATTTCCAGAAATATCTCACCAATGATGACGGCACGAAGAAGTGCGGTCTTGACTGGGTAGCAGGTCTGCTTGAAGGAATCTGGGACGGCATTAAGAATATCGGCAAGTGGATTAAGGAGAACGTATTTGACCCGTTCATTGACGGATTCAAAGAGTGCTTCGGTATTCACTCCCCTTCTACAGTAATGAAGGAGATGGGCGGTTATGTTGTCGAAGGTTTCTTACAGGGACTTAATAAGTTCAGTGAGATTGCAGGCAAGGTTAAGGAATGGGCAGGCAAGGTCATTGAGTGGTTCACGAAGGGTGAGGACGGCAAGGGTATTGTTGAGCATTTCAAGGAAATTGGCGGCAATATCGTAAGCAGCTTCAAAGACAAGGTTGGTGGTACTTATACCACGGTTAAGTCTAACGTGACCACCTGGGCAGGCAAAGTGAAAGACTGGTTCAGCAACAACTCTTTTGGTGGAGTGAACAGCGATACTTTCAGTACTTTTGCGAACAACACGATTGAAGGTTTCCGAACTAAAGTCGGTAGTGCCTATACCAATACCAAAACGAACGTGACCACCTGGGCAAGTAAGGTTAAAGAATGGTTCACCAATAGTTCCTTCGGTGGCGTAAATTCTACGAACTTCCAGACGTTTGCCGGGAATGTCATTGAGGGCTTCCGTACAAAGGTAGGTTCCACCTACACCACTACGAAGTCCAACATGGTTACCTGGGCTACGAATGTGAAGGAGTGGTTTACGAACAGCGGCTTCGGTGGTGTGAACTCTGCAAACTTCCAGACCTTTGCAAATAATGTGGTGACCGGGTTCAAGGATAAAATTGGTTCTGCGTATGTGAATACGAAGAGCAATATGACCACTTGGGCAAGCAATGTGAAGAACTGGTTCTCTGGTATTGCTTCCGCTTCTGCGTTCTCTGGTTTTGCAACCAGTGTGGTTGATGGATTCAAGAACAGAATCGGCGGGTACTACACTGCGGCACAGGGTAACATGAGTACCTTCGGTAGTGGCGTGAAGAGTTGGTTCACAGCACATTGCTCCTACAACGGTTTCTACAGTGTAGCTTCTGACGTAGTGAGTGGTTTTAAGAACGGTATCGGTGAATTGTACCATACTTGCAAAAGCACAATCTCTTCCTGGGGCAGTTCAATCATTTCCTGGTTCAAGGACAAGTTGGACGTAAACTCCCCGTCTAAGGTCTTTTATGAGATTGGTGGTTTTGCCGTTGCAGGTTTCAACAATGCGATTACCCAGGTGGGTAAGAGTACGAAGTCTGTAGTCGGCACATGGGCTGATTCCTTCACGAATTTCAGTCCGACAATGGCACTGGCAGTTGATACTTCTGCTCTGAAATATTATGACTCTGCCGCATTCTCCCGGTCTATTTCTTCTAACGTACAGAGCAGCACGGAGGTTTCCGCAACGGGCTTCCGTGAAGCCATGGAAGATTTCTACCATGAGTACGTTGAACCGACCATGGTTCAGATGGCAGATGATATGCGTAGGCAGGCTGATAAGAAGGAGAAAACCGTGGTGCAGGTTGGTAACCGTGTAGTGACTGACGCTGTGACCACTCAGAAGAAAGCCAATGGCTATAGCTTTACGGGATAAGGAGGTAATGTGTAATGGCTTATCTGGCAATCAACGGTTATGCGTTACCTCCCTGCAAGAGAGGTGTTACCCCTACGGTGACCACTCTTGTAGATTCCGGGCGTAACGCAAACGGTACGGTGGTGGGTCAGCGTATCGGACGTGACCAGTACAAGATTGACAATCTGGAATGGTCATGGCTCACTGCCGAACAGTGGTCAAAGATATTGAGTATCCTTGATAACTTCTTTGTAAATGTAACTTTTATTGACCCTGTAAGCAATGCACCTAAGACCATCAAAATGTACTGCGGTAACCGAACGGCTGAACCCTACTGGGTGGATGAGGACGGTCACCCGACACACTACAGGAATTGCAAGGTGAATATGATTGACGTAGGAGAGTGATTTTATGCAAAAGGTATCCAAAGAGTATAAGGCAAGCATGAAAGACTCCCTCCGTGAGAGAGCATACATAATGATTTCTTTCGGAGTTGTCAACCAGGAAGCGCAGGCGAAAGCCAGAGTAGACAGCGGAGAGTTTGCCTACTTCTCCAACCCGGACAACCTGTTCAATGAGGGAACTGACGATGTGGTGTATGCCACTCTGGAAGAGAACTTTACCAGGGTTGACGGTTCTATGTATTTTCTCCCACGGAACAAGCCGGGAGCAATGTTCTACAACACAGGGTTGGTAGGAAAGAATCTGGTATCAGACGGACTGTATGAAGTGACCATAAACCTTCATGCGGCTCCGACTGATTTCAGAGGTATCACGATTAACTTCGGTGAGAATTATCCTACTGATTTCGATTTTGTCACTAATACCGGGCAAAAGGTTGAGTTCCGGGATAATGACAAAGCTGTTTTTACTACAGAGGAAGTGCTTGAGAATGTAACCACACTGACTCTGGTGATTCATAAAATGAAGAACTTACGAAGCAGGCTGCGTATTTACTCCTTCCGTTTCGGTTACGGACTGGTGTACTACAACGATTCTGTTATGAGTTCTTCACTTGAGAGTTATGTCAGTCCGATTGGTGCTGATATTCCTCAGATTGATTTCTCAGTAACGCTGAAAAACTATGACAAGTATTTCAACGTGGACAACCCGAAGTCGGCTATCAACTTCCTGGAAACGGGACAGGAGATGGACATTTACTATGGGTATCAGCTTCCGAACTCCGATGAAATCGAATGGGTTAGAGGAAATCACCTGCTCTGTTCTGAGTGGGAGTCCGATGACTATACGGCAACAATCCGTTGCCAGGACGTGTTCCGTAACATGGACACGGAGTATTACAAAGGGTTGTACGCTCCGAACGGCAAAAGTTATTATGACCTGGCGATTGAGGTTCTGAAAGCTGCCGGGGAGAAAGACTACTATGTTGACCCCCGACTCAAAAAGCTGTACACGAAGAACCCCATTCCCCGTGTTTCCTGCAAGGAAGCATTGCAGATTATAGCCAATGCCTGCCGCTGTGTTCTATCACAGTCCAGAGTTGGTACGATTCAGATTAAATCCTCTTTCGTCCCGGAAGCTGCGGCAAGCAGCAATGGTGAAACCGATTACTCCCACGTTGCGAAGATTCTGACGGATGACACCAAAGATGAGTACGCAACACTGGCAAGTAACTACACCACGGCAGACGGGACAATGTTCTTCCTGCCACGGGCGGCAAGTAAGAGGACGCTGAACACAGGCTTTATCTCAGAACAGCAGTCTGACGCTGACGGTAAGTTCACCACAAACCCTATGGTAACTATCGTGCAGGAAGCCGCCTGTATGTACTACGGTGTGAAGTTCGTGTTCGGTAATGCTCTTCCTTCGGGAATGGTCATTCGTACCTACAACAATAACGAACTGGTTACTGATTATGAGGTGGAAGAAGAGATTACAAAGACCCTGGTGATTCTTCGGGACTTTGATGATTTCGACACCATGAAGATTGAGTTCACGGGAACGGCAGAGCCGTACAACCGTATTGTGCTTAACAATTTCGCTTTCGGTGATGTGACTGACTTCACCATGGAGCGGCAGGACATGACTTCTTCCCCGAAAGCTATCAAGCAGGAGTTGGTCAAAGAGGTCATCGTACCTTGCTACAGTTATCAGCCGGGTAATGCCGAAGAGAGTCTTGTCAGTGAGGATATTACCGTGAAGTCTGGTGATGTGGAAACCTTTTATGTGGGCGAACCGTCCTACAACTTCCGGGCAACACTGGACGAAAGTGCCAGTGGTGTGAGTATCACTGCATGGGGCAACTACTATGTGACAGTCAAGTTCTCTAAGACAGGAACCTTCCGTCTGGAAATCCTGGGCTATCGGTACAAAATCGTGGAGCGATATGCCACGAAGTCACTGAACAGCAGAGGTAAGTCTGTAAAATGGGCGAACCCGCTTATCAGTGATATGACGATTGCTACGGAACTGGCTGAATGGATTGGAGACTATTATACCGCAGGTATTGAGTATGAGTACGATACCAGAGGTAACCCAGAGATTGACGCAAACGATATTGTGTACCAGGAGAATGAGTTCCATGACGGAATGAAGGTGAATATCTATCGGCACACAATCAGCTTTGACCAGGCGTTCAGCGGTAAGGTAACCGCAAGACGTGTATCCAGTTAGGAGGTGACGGAAGATGGCATGGCAAACACCTAAAACCGATTGGCACGGAAGTACAAATTCAGAGGGTGTTTATACGGGTGACAGATTCAATGCTTTGGACTTCAACCGTATCAAGAACAATCTGACGTTCCTCCGGGATATGGCAATCAAGTTGTACAAGGAGTTCTCCCTTGTAAGCCTGGGTGATGACAGAGTACCAGGTGATTACTTCTACGCTGATGAAATCAATCAGCTTGAAGAAAATCTGGAAACCCTCAACACCAACACTCTCAGAATGTCTTACGGGTCTGCACCCGTTTATAACGATAACGGCACTACGATGGATTTTAATGAATTGAATCGTTTGGAGGGTGCAACCTTAGACCTGTATGACAGACTTACGAATGAGAGTGAAGGAAGGAGGATGTTTACATGGAATTTCGGAATGAAGGGAGGGGACTTGTAAATGGCATGGAAACTTTTACCTGTTGACTATACGGACGCTGTGTGGGCGGGTTTGAAGAGATACAACCAGATTAACAATGAGGATGGTTCGGTATCCTTCCAGGACATTACGGCTTATACCGGGAAAGAGAAATCTTTCTTCGGGGCAAAAGACGCTAACCGCATGAACGAAGCCCTCAACACCATTATGAGCATGGTGGAGAATGGCACTGACCTGTATACCGCATTCCAGAATTATTTTGCAGAGCAGAAAACTTTGTTTGAGCAGGAAGCTGATTCCAAAGCAACGGAGTTTGATAACTATACGGATAATCTGGAACAGGAATACAAGGTAAGTATGGCGGCTTTTGAGAGTCAGCAGCAGCAAATTTACAATGCCTGGTTCCAGGCTATGAAAGACCAGTTGAGTAAGGACGCTGCGGGCAACCTGCAAAATCAGTGTACTGAACTGGATGAGCGTTTGACTCTGCTTGAGCAGATGACAATGCAGAATGACTTCTCTGCTCCGCTTGCTACAGATGATGAAGCAATCACTCTGATTGTGGATGACCTGGACTATGCGATTCTGGCAGATTGGAAATACAAGGAGGAATAAAAGATGGCAACTATTAGTGTTCAGACGAAAAAGTTTGCAGACCTGGAAGCGATTCTGTCCGTTACGGGTACTGAGCAGATGTTGATTCACGATGGTAACGGCGTAAAGGTCATTACCGTGAAGAATCTTCATAAGGGTTTGCAGACTGACATTGATTCAGTCAGAAATGTACTGGCTGATGGTGCAGGCGCACATAACAGTATCTATCGTGGTAAGAACCTGGGTACTTCTGTTACGGCAGAACAGTACAAGGCGATTTCCGATGGTACGTTTGCAGGTCTGTATGTTGGTGACTACTGGGTTATCAGCGGAGTGACTTACCGTATTGCAGGCTTTGACTATTACCTGCATAACGGCGATACCGATACTACGAAGCACCATGTGGTGATTGTACCCGATGAGAATATGGGTTCCGCTCAGATGAATACCACCAATGTCACTACGGGCGGTTATGTCGGTTCGGCTATGTACAAGGCAAATCTGAATGCGGCTAAGACTAAAATCAAGTCTGCGTTCAGCGGTCATGTTCTTAGTCATCGTGTTTATCTGACGAATGCTGTATCTAACGGCGCACCTTCTGGCGGCGCATGGTTTGATAGCGAAGTTGAACTTATGACAGAACGCATGGTTTATGGCTGTCCTGTTCATTCTCCTATGGGTGACGGTCAGAAAGACCCGTGGAGCGCAATGCACAATTATACCGTGGAAAAATCTCAGCTTCCATTGTTCGCCCTCAACCCGGCTGCGATTGCTACACGATATGATTACTGGCTGAGAGATGTGGTCACCGCCGCTACCTTCGCTGTTGTGAACGGCGTCGGGTGTGCGAGCAATGACACCGCTTCTCTCTCTCTTGGCGTTCGCCCCGCTTTCTGTATCTGTTAATCGAAAATCTGCACCCCCTTGTGGGGTGCAGTAGAAAGGAACTAATGAAATGTCAGTATTGAAAAGCAAACGGAAACCCTCTCAGTTTGAGGTGTTCCATCATCTCAACAAAGTTAGGAAAGAGGTTACTGATTTGCTGCTCCGTGACTTCGGCTACAGCAAACGAAAGGCAGCACAACGCCTTGAGAAGAAATTCAGTGGGCGAAGCTACGAAGAACTTACTGACGTTGAGAAAGAGATTTATGACCATTTCCGCAAACAGCAGGAAGCCTTTGACACCTGGTTTATTGAGGATGAGCGGAAAGCTGTAGTCGATTGTCTGAGGTCTATCGGTGAACACGTCTACACTGCGAACAGCATTTATCCCACCTATTATGAAGAGTTGGTGGAGCGGCGTGTTCATCAAGACCTGGCAATCGGTCAGTGTTACCGACTGGTACAGGAACTACAGTATGCAATAGAAACTCTCCCAGTGGATGTCAATTCTTTCTTGAGGTTCGGTGAGGATATTCAAAGAGAAATAGACCTTATCAAAGGTTGGCGTAAATCTGATAACAAGTTCAAAGGGGCAATCTCTGCAACCGCCGCTAACTTCGCTAATGTGAACAACAACGGGAATGCGAACAATAACAACGCTTCTAACTCTAATGGCGTTCGCCCCGATTTCGATACTCCGATTAAATAGCCACTTGAGCGTTTCGGAGTAAGAGAAAGGAGAGATTGTCCTTCCTATGATGGTAAATACCAAACACGATACTACTTCTTACGAGAATTGTAGTTGTCAACGTGAAATATATGACGGCAATGCGTTGTATGACGCTTATCTTAGAGCAAAGAGTGGGAGTGATTGGAAACCGCAGGTTCAGCGGTATGAAATGGCATACCTTCTGGACTTATCCAAAATGCAAAGAGAGTTGAAAGAACATACCTACGAATTTCAACCCTGTAGTAGTTTCCCTCTGAATGAACGGGGTAAGACCCGCTTTATTACGGGCGAACAGATACGGGATAGAATTGCCAAACATTCTTTATGTGATGAAGTCTTGACTCCCGCAATTAAAGACCACCTCATCTACGATAATGGCGCAAGCCAGAAAGGTAAAGGAATTGACTTTACCCGCCGCAGGTTGGAAGCGCACCTGCACAGGTTCTTCCGGGAGAATCAGAGCAACAATGGTTATATCTTGCTGATGGATTTCTCAAAGTACTATGACAACATTCGACATGACAAACTCATGGAGTTGTTTGAAAAGTACGTTGATGACGATACAGCACTCTGGTTCCTGGAAAAGATTGTAGACAATGAGAAGGTGGATGTGTCCTACATGAGTGATGAAGAATATGAGTCCGCTATGGACGATGTATTCAACTCACTGGAACACGAAAAGGTTGATAAGAGCCTGCTGACCGGGAAGAAGTTCTTGCGAAAACACTTGAACATAGGTGACCAGGTAGCACAGGACGCAGGGATTGCTTATCCCATACCGATTGACAACTACATAAAGATTGTAAAAGGCGTGAAATTTTATGGCAGATACATGGATGACAGTTATGTGATTCACAAAGATAAGGAGTTTCTGAAAGGGCTGCTTACAGAGATTGTGGAAATCGCACAAGACCTGGGTATTACCGTGAACATTCGGAAAACCAGAATATGCAAACTGTCTGAAATGTGGAGGTTTCTACAGATTCAGTATTCGCTTACCGATACCGGGCGGGTGATTCACAAGATTCATCCGAAGCGGCTTACAGGTATGAGAAGAAAGGCTAAGAAACTGGTACTCATTCTCTCAGAGAAGGATTTCGATGACTGGTTTAGGTCATGGTTCAATGGTCACTGCCACTACATGAGCAAGCTACAGAGGTCAAATATGTTAGACCTTTGCAAGAAATTAAAGGAGGAACACTACTATGGTAAAACTGATTTTAGCTGACGGCACGGAACTCAAGGGCTTCAAGCAGAACGGTAACAACTACGTCAGTCAGACTGAGGTTGATGTGTCCGTATTTGAGGACAATCTGTCCACTCTTACGATTGTGGACGGTGACACTCAGATGGTCATGCACAACGCTGAACTGATTCAGCAGGTTCAGTATGCTGACGGCTGGTATCTCTGCTTCCGTGAAAAGACTGAGCAGGAAATGCGCTATGCCGAACTCACGGGCAAACTTGAGTACATGGCAATGATGACTGGTGTAGATATGGAGGTGTAAATCATGGCACATAGCAAGAATTATGAGAAGGTAAAGAAGTTCTACAAGATGGGCATTTGGTCTGAAAAGATGGCGTGGAACGCAGTAGGAAAGTGGATTACCCCGGATGAGTACAAGGAAATCACCGGGAAGGATTACAGCAAGGAGGACTAAGATTATGAAAGAATGGATTTGTACTGCAATCGGAGTAGTGGGTAGCTTCATTGCTTCCCTGTTTGGCGGTTGGGACGCTGCTCTGGCAACCCTGGTTATCTTCATGGCGATTGACTATGTTACAGGTCTGATTGTCGCAGGCGTGTTCCATAACAGCGGCAAGACTGAGAATGGTGCGCTTGAGAGCCGTGCAGGTTGGAAGGGACTGTGCCGTAAGGGTGTTTCCCTTCTGGTGGTTCTGGTTGCCTGCCGTCTGGATTTAATCACTGGTACATCCTTTATCCGTGACGCAGTAGTGATTGCGTTCGTGGCAAACGAAACAATCTCCATCGTGGAGAACGCAGGACTCATGGGTATCAATATTCCCCCTGCCATTACTGCGGCGATTGAAGTACTCAAGAAGAAATCCGACACGGACGGTACAAATTAAGAGCGGGAGAGGGTTCGCCCTCTCCCAGAAGGGAGGTGCAAC